ACAGGGCAAATACTTTCATACCAACAATTCTCTTGTTGACTATTACTGTTAATATGTTGACCTGTAGTTCTCATTGTATTGATAAGTACTTCTAATGTATGAAATATTTTTATTTTGTCAAATGTTTTTTGTAGCCCCACCAAGACTCGAACTTGGAACATCTGCTTAGAAGGCAGAAGTTATATCCCTTTAACTATAGAGCCATAATCCGTTAAATTACTTCAACAAATCAATTTTTTTACCAACTTCTTCGGCTTCCGCCATAATCTTGTCTGCCAGTGTTCTGTTGGAATGAGAAGCTGTGTAAGCCTCTTTCAACAACTTATTGTAAGTTTCCTGTAGTTTTTCTTTTTCTGTTTTCTTCTTAAATAATCCGAACATAATATGTGAATAACACTATCGTCTTTGAAAGTTTTTATTTAATCTTTATGCCTTGCGGCGTTCAATCTACTTTCAAGTTTATCAAGTCGTGAATCTATTGTTCGATAAATATCGTCAATAATTCTATCACGATCTCTCATTTGATTTTCAATTTCTCTTGCGAGAAACTGATTTATTTGTTTAATTTCTTCCTTCTGTTTATTCACTCTAACAAAAGCAATAACCGCAACCACTGCCACAGCAATGACCACAACTATAGACATTCCTAAAATAAATGATACTAAATCCATATAATTTTCTCCTTTATTCCAAAGAACGATAGTGTTGTATCAGGAGAGGGAATCGAACCCTCACGGCCAAAGCCACAAGATTTTAAGTCTTGCGTGTCTACCTATTCCACCACCCCGACATTGTTTAACAAAAATAATGAAAGTTTCAGATATTTTCAACCCGATGTTTCATAATTTCACAATACTTCTCATCGATTTCATAACTAATTGAATTGAATCCCAACTCTTGAGCAACCTTACTTGTTGTTCCACTTCCACCGAACACATCAATAATTGTTTGATTTGGTTGTGCGGTTGTCAAAATAATTCTTCGGATTACTTCCTCAGGAATTTGACAAGGGTGTTCGGTTTTTTCCTTGCTAACATTTTTGACTTGGTTGATTTCCCACCAATCATAAAGTTTGGCACCAGTCTTTCCTTCAGCAATTCTTTTTTGAATACGTTTGTCTTTGAGATTTTTATATTCCTGTCTGACTTTCCTAAAGTCAGGTTTACAACCCCACCATGAAATTAAACGACTTTGTTTTCCTGTGTTTGAGTTATACACCCAACAAACAACCTGTTCACATTTGGCGTTGATTGCCTTTGGTAACAAGTTGATTGTTTCTTCGGGGTAATGAATTATAACACAAGGAGTTGGGATTTTGGATAATAACTCAATATAATCCTGTTCAGTTAACTTGTCTTTGTATTCGTTGTATGAATACTCTTGATTATAAGGTGGGTCGGTTATTGTTAATCCTGTTGGTATGTTGCAGTTTCTAAAATCTTCGTTGATAATTGTTGTTTCCACCATAAATTTAATAAATCATTCTAAAATTCTTCTTCCCACAGTGTGTTGGATCTAGACTCTTCAATGTTGTATGCGTGTGATAATATAACTGTTTTTTCATTAAAATCAAATTGGAATTCACCTTGAGATCCTTCATTTATTTCCCAACCTCCGAAGTTTTCTTCCAATTGTTGATAACACCATTCTTCTACTTCGGTTGGCACAGATTCTCCATATGGATTACGTGCTCCAGAATCAAAATGTGATTCGATGTATCCACTATCACCACCTCCATTATACTTCAAGACCAAATAATTATCTTCAGGAATTTCGATATCATCGAAAACTCCTTTTTCTTCCCACTCTTCAATTATATCATCGTATTCGACACCTTCTGAACCTCCCTCAATTTGATAACTATACATGTGCGTTAAGGAGATTTCTCTTTTAACACTATCAATCGTTATTTCGAATCTTTGATAATCGATGTTACCATCATTAGGTAACTCGCTATATAATTCATCATCATCAACATAACTGATAATTTTTTTCAATATTGGTACAAGTCCGTCTGGAATTTCTGCGGTATAATTATTTTCAAAATGAGTTGGAAAATAATTTTCCCTGTATGAAATTTCTTCGTCGTCAGGTTCCATTTCAAATATAATGTCTCCGTATGTCATTCCCAATGAAGCGAGATATCTTGAAACCTTACCTAAATATTTTTTTTCTTCTGGTGTTAGTATATTTTGTGCCATACAAATAAATATCAGTCTTCGAATTCTAATTTAACGGTCTTCAACATCCACTGAGGCCTTTGACTGGACGCAACATTATTAACCCATTCTTTAGCCGATGGAATGTAATTATTACAATCCTCCTTGACATGTTGTTCACCAACATAACGGGTATAAACTGTCTTCCCATCTGAGTTTTTGAATTCGGTACCAAACCTTTTTTCCATTTCAAATATTCCTTCACTATGGTGTCGAAACATTCTATGTAAGGAATCGCCAAACCATGACTTGGTTTCGTCTAACCATTCATGTAAATGAATGTAGTCCTCAGGTTTTCCACCAAACTTTTTGGCGGACGATTTTGCGTGTAAGTTTGGATGTGCCATTATGATTTAATTTGTGAAAAAGATTGTAACGTCTGTACGGTTTGTTTCCAAGGATAATCCTTCAGTTTCCATTTCATTCTTAGCGTCCGTTCCGTCATTCTTTCGAATCGTTACTATCTTGCAGAGGAGGACGGATTCGAACCCCCGTTACCTTTCAGTAAAACAGTTTTCAAGACTGCCGCCATCAACCACTCGGCCACTCCTCTAAATAGGAATGGGTATTTGCAACTACCCACTCCCGAACACGACTTACCCTGGGACGCTGTTCTTATGGGTAGCGTAGTAAGTACTGTTGAATCTCCTATTCGGAATTTATTTGTGTTCTTCCGAACCTCCATCCGAGTGGAAGTTCATCATTTTTTTTCATTTTCCTATTCTCATTTCCGTTGGTTATCCAACAAGAACCAAACTGTGAATTACTACTCCCTTTCTGTTTCAGTGAATTTGCTTCACCGATTTTTCGTTTACTATCTTCTTTGTGTTTTTTTCCACTCCAATTTGGTGGGGATTTAATCTTTCCTTCCAATTCCCATTCTTTTCGTCTTTCTCTGAAAGATTCGATGTATTTTTCTCTTTCTTCCGGATTATTTATCAATCTCTCCTTTCTGAGTTTTCCGGCCATAATACCCCCCAATCGTGCTCCATTTGGAGATATAAAACCTCCCCCTCCTCCGTAAACTAAATTAATACACTTCGGATTTTTTAACAACTCTTCATTTACTAATTTTTTTTCTGCCTCCCTCAAATCCTCATAGTTTTCAAAAAACTCCAAATATTCTAATTTGAAATTCTCTTTCCCATTTTTTTTGATGGACGATTTTAATATAGTCCCACTTCCCAAATATCCATCATTCAAATCATTAGTCGAATGTATTCCTATATAAAACTTCCCATTTTTTTTGTTAGTCGTTTTATAAACAAAGAAGTACTTTTTATTCTGATTAGAATTATTCATATAATTAAGTATCCCCTAAAAATAAAAAAGCTCCCACTCGGAATCGAACCAAGTTATCATGATTACAAGTCATGCGCATCGCCAGCAATGCTTTAGGAGCGTATAATTAAATATCTGTGGGCCTGGTAGGAATCGAACCTACTACCTTCACATTATGAGTGTGCCGCTCTAACCGAGTGAGCTACAGGCCCAAAATATCAACGTTTTCAATGATAATATTCTTTATCGTAAAAATCAACGATGTACTTTTATCAAATCAACATGACAAAGGTATAAAAATTTTTTCATCCATCACACCTTTTGTTTCTAAAAAAAATAAATTACTTTTGTTAAAACATTTGATAAATGAGTACAGTATTAGTTTTGAATTTTGACTACACACCACTTAATGTGACAAGTGTTCAGAGGGGATTCGTGTTGGTAACCAAGGGTAAAGCAGAGGTTGTAAGATCTGGGGAAAATCCGATTATTACTGGGTATAACAAATACGTACGACCAGTCATCATACGTCTTTTGAAATATATCAGACATAGGACAAGATTGAATAAACCAAACCGTAGTCGCATTTATAAAAGGGACGGATATGAGTGTGTTTATTGTGGGTCAAAAAAACATTTGACCTTAGACCACGTATTACCAAAATCCAGAGGAGGAACAAACGAATGGACAAACTTAGTTACCTGTTGTTCCAAATGTAATCGACAGAAGGATAATAAGACCCCTGAGGAGGCTAAAATGTCAATGAGTAGGCCAGCGTATGAGCCACCTATAATGTATGACGACGTGGTCTTATTAAACGTTTGGACAGATTTCCAAAAATCTTTTGGATAAACTAAAAATTGTATTAACTTTGTAAAAAATAAACCATATATGAACATCGGACAAGACTTTCAAAACTATTACGTAAATCACTTGGGTAAAGGGTCATTGGACCTTCACAATTTCTCAAATCAAATTCAGTCATCTATGACTCCTTACATTCTCGAAGAAAGAGAAATGAGGGCTACTCAGATTGACATCTTCTCAAGATTGATGAGAGACAGAATCATTTGGGTTGCAGGACCTGTTGATGATAGAATGTCAACTATTGTACAAGCACAACTAATGTTTATGGACAATGTTGATAAAACCGATATTACGATGCACATTGACAGTCCAGGTGGAAGTGTTAAATCAGGACTATCTATGGTTGATGTAATGAACTACATTGCTTGTGACATCAGAACTGTGAACACAGGAATGGCGGCGTCTATGGGGTCTGTATTGTTGGGGGCGGGTACTAAAGGAAAAAGAAGTTCTTTGAAGTATTCAAGAACAATGCTACACCAATCTTCAGGTGGTGCTGTAGGTAACATTCAAGATGCGGAAATCACAATGAGAGAATGGGCTAAATTGAATGATATTCTATTTGGTTTACTTGGTGAGTTCTGTGGGAAAGACCCTGAACAAGTTAAGTTGGATGCTAGCAGGGATTTGTGGTTGGATAGTGAACAAGCTCTCGAATATGGAATTATTGACCAGATTGTTAAAACGAAAAAGAAGGGTAAATAACCCTTCTTTTTTTTTAGACTTAGAACACCCCCTTTTTTTTTTGTTCGTCAGTTTATCACAAAATAATTTTACTTATTTTGGCTTGTTCCTGATGTCAGTGAAGACAACAATCCTCCTACGCCTCCAAGATCACCAGAAGTAACATCGGTTTTTAGTTTGTCATAAACTCCTGAAGCTTTGTCATTCATTTTACCGAACAACTGGCAAACTACACCACCTATTTGACCTTCAATACTTTGGATAAATTTGGTGTCTTTAACCGCACCTCCCAAAGCATTTCTCAAGAATGTATATCCTTGACCTTCCAATCCTTGTTGTCTTTGAATCATCATGAACACAGCCTCTGATAAAGATTCTGCTACCAACTTGGTTAATTCATCACAACTTTTAAGAGCTTTAGCTAATCTTGTTGGATTGGATGTAATAAATGAAACTAAGAAATCTTTGAAATATCCTGAGAGTCCAATTCCACTTAGAAGTGAGTTAACCATAGGTTCAACTATTGTTTGTAGAATTCCTCCTAATGAGTTTCCAAAAATTTTACCTAAGAAACCCATTAGTTCTTCATTCAACAAACTTGTTTCTTGAAGGTATGCGATTTCTTGTATTAATTTATTTGCAATTTTTGTTTTCTTTGACTTAGGTAATGAATGAAAGTTTTTAATATTATCTTCAGACTCGACAATCATCATGATTCTACTTCTGATTAAATTTTGTTCAATCAGGATAGTTTCTTTTTTGTTTTTTGCCTCGAGAAGACTCGCTTTAATTTTTGTCTGTAACATAATCTTATCTACCACTACTTTTTATTCTCCACGGAGAATTTTGTCCAGGTCCACCTTGTGCTCTTCCTGTCAAAATATCTAAGATATTATCAAATTTTTTCCCTCTACCAGCAATTCCCCACTCACCATAATGTTCATCATTACATGCTTGAACAATTCTCTTTGCTTTGGTCATTGTTGAAGGTTCTACAACAATACTATTTCTTCTTTTGAATCCTTCATACCAATCTTCAATATTTTTTCTACAAACATTTTTATCAACTGATTGATTCGAAATAATATCTCCTAAGATGGTATCATCTTTACCACTCATGGTAGATTGTAAATTTGGATCATACCACATGACTAAACCATTAGGGAATAAGTCACCTGGTGCTCCTAGTTCTTTATCTGTAATTTTAACCATCGTAGATTGTTCGACTCTTGTAGGGTTAAGTTTGTAACCTCTTGTGGTAAATCTATCAATGAAATCTAATTGGTCTTGATTGAATTGTGTTGTGGACGTATTTGGAGTAAATGTGGTTGAATCTCCCTTTGGTCTATAAAGTGTCACATTACCTATAACTATTTTGTCAAAAACTTTATCTAAAGTTGTCAAATCAACACCTTCGGCCTTTAATGTTTCTAATTTTTTCCAATTTTTTTTCATTTCAGTTGCAATTTTGGAATCTATTTCTGCTTGTGTTGCAGCAGTAACCGCCTGTGCTGCAGCTTGTTGAACTTCCGTACAATCCCATTTACCTGGAAGGAATTCGAATTTACCGTCAGCATTAAAAATACCAGCTCTACCGTCAGCAAAGAAATATCTAAATTTACCAGGAGTTTTTGTACTCTCTTGTTTAATCGCAAATTGTAATGCAGGGTTCTTACTTTGCATTGTCACAATTTTACCGTTCTTTATACATCCGTCAGTTAATATTTTATTTAATTGACTTTTTAAATCAGTAACAGCTTGTTCTGAGATTAAAGGTTTTTTCATTTTGGAATGCATTTCCAAAATTGATTCTCTATCTATTTGAGTGATATTATTCATTTTCATATTCTTTTTAAAATTTAGAATTCGGTGTCAACGCTGATACGTTGTTCTTCACCAGAAATTTCAGGGTCTTCTTCTGTAGTTTTACCACATATTTTATCAACATCAGCATCTGTGAAAGAATCAAATCCTTTTGCTTTCAATGCCTTTTGTGTGTTTGGTCCAAATTTACCATCAGTGGTCAATCCTCCTAAACATCCTTGGACTTTCCTAATCGCTTCTGATTTACATCCAAAAGAATAGGTTCCTGAACAATCTTTATATCCACTTTTACCTCCTTTACATTTTTCTTGATTAGGGTTGACGGTACAATCTACTTCAACGGTTTCATCTTTAATGGTTAATAAAGAATCTTCAACACAGTTTCTGATTGGTCTGAAAATTTGTTTCCATTCAGATTCTGCATCTATATCACTATCTAAATCATCAAACAAATCACCACTATCAGAATTTTTGTTATAATATTGTACTAAAGCACAAAAATCAGATGCGGTAGCCCCTTCTAGTTGTTTGAACGCTCCAAATAATTTTTCTTCATCTGTTCCTCCTCTGAATCCGTAACTATCATTTATGATAGCGTCTTCAATATCATCACTAATTGAACGTAAATCAGTATCTTGAAGTTTACGAGGTAATTTGGCAATCTTAGATGCTTCCGAAGAACACATCTCAAACATCTTTTTAACTTTATTTGCACCTGTGTCTTTAGTTATTAACCAATATGCTAATGGTAGAAGACCTAAACCTACCGCGCCTCCAATAACTCCAAATCCAACTGTGGCTGCGGTTCCTGCTATAGTTCCCGCAGGTGTTAAGGCCAATCCCACAGAAGTTGCCAAACCTGGTAATGAAGCGATACTACCTGTTAATGATCCCGAAACTAGACCTGTCGCTGCGGCACCCGCCCCTAAACCAGCTCCTGCGACTGCCCCTGCAGCAGCGGGTGCTGCAAGTTGTTCAGAAATTGTTTCTTTATTTTCATTCAAAGTTTTTGAAGAATCATAATTCATCATCAACTTTATTCTTTCTAGTGCCTCTTGTGGGCTGTATTTTGGTTGTACCATGTGGAAATACTTTATTTTATAAATATAACTTAATTACCAAATTTGATTAGCTGACCCCCTTTTAAGTTCGGTATTCCATTTTTCTCCTGAAACTCCTAATCTATTGGCCTTTCCTCTTGTTATTGGGTAGGAGTCTGCCCACTTTGGAACCTTTCCTCCTCCACCTCCTGAAGCTGGTGGTGCGGCTTCTTGTTCACCCATTTCATTTTTATTTCCCATTTGAGAATACTTTGCAAAAAAATCTATGAGGAAGTCAATGTCTAATATCATTCTAATAAATATTTTGTATAATCAAAAAAAATTTCATTATATTTGACGCATGAAGAAATTCACTCTGATAATCCTTTTACTCCTTTCATCTTGTCAATTCTACGTCACCGAAATCAAGGATGTTACGTTGAGTGGTAAGTACGTTGTTTCCAAATTGCAAATCACAAATGTCGACCAAAATCAAACACGAGACGAAATTTATCTTGTTGGGGATGCGTATGTAAACAACAATCTTCCTCATCCATTCAATAATATCAAAATCAATAATTTTTATCTTCACTTCGATTATTCTACGGTAAGAATGGATTTACGTGGTGTTACAAAATCAGGTGAAGATATTTGGGGATATGGATTATCACCAAACGAAATTTTTTATAAAACATTTGGGACGACCCCATTTCACTCAGGATATCTTCAATATCATTATACCTCCAAGAACGGAGGTCATGTTTCAATGACATTTATGATTGAAGATGATGGAATGGAGACACTTCAGATTAAATCATCTGGTGCGTGGTTTGATGGTAAATTTGGACAAAAACAAGTTATGACAATCTTATTAACCCGAGTTGGCCCTTAAAATAATTCACTATTGGGAAGTGATTTTGGATTAACGATATAATATTCGTTTAAAAAAGATATTAGTATATCTTCATCTAATTCAATTTTTACTTCTTCATATAAATCATCCTCAAGGTCATCATCAAAAAAATCAAAAGATTCTGTGATTAAGTCAAATCCATAACTCTCCATTACACTATAATGTATTGTATCGATTCTTACAACATCTTCTTCATCTTCAATGGTTCTGAATGATACATCTACTAAATTAGTCTCATTATTAAAATAATAAGATACGATTTCCTTGATTTCCATAATAATTTCAATTTATAAACAAATAGTTTGAAACAGAGTAAAATCCATATTTCTATAAATTTTTTTATAAAAAAACCCCATATTTCTATGGGGTTGAAACTCATTTGAGTCGGTCCTACGAGACTATCATAGGAGGGGTAATTTTATTTTATAATTTTCATTCTATTCATCATTTTCATGACTTTTTCTTTCTGATTCATGAAAGATTCTTTCAAATCCTCGTCAATTTCAAATTCTTCTTCTGAATCTTCGTCTTCCATTTCTTCATTATAACTTGTTCTTTGGTATGGTCCTGCTTTACCTGGTCCTTCAGAATCAAAGTCATACGGAGGATCCATTTCACCATAAATCCCTTGAGATCCTGATACGTCGACTTCATCTATTTCATCTGCGAATGCCGATTCCATGAACATAAAGTCCTCTTCTTCCTCTTCTTCCTCGCGACCTTCACATTCTTCGTAATAACCTGAAATTAAATCCTCTCCGAACCAATCTTTACAAATATCATGTAATTTATCAAAAAGGTCATCGTTTTCATAATCTTGTCCTGTTTCAGCAAAGAAACTATCGATTGCCGAAGAAATAATGTTGTCAGCGTATTCGAATTCATCACTAAAATCATGACACATATCCCATTGAGTTTTTTCATAATCAATAAAACTTAATAGGTTGTCATAAGTAATTCCTCTTCTTTTATATCTTATTTTATCCTCAGGTGACATTTCATGTTCTTCCATTTCTCCTTCAGTTGGATATACATCACCAGGTCCGTCAGAAACAAAGTCATATGCTCGTTTGATATTACTTAAGTCCATATCAGGTGTATTTCCACCGCCAGTATATCCTTGTTCATCAATAGTTTCAGTTCCTTTTAATAAATCTTTGTCAATAAGACCAACTTTTACCAAACGATTCAATAATGTTTTTCTTGGTAATTTTCTCAAATATCTAATTACAATTGGTGGAATGTCTTCACCATATTGTCCAAACAAGTTATTTAGAATTTCATTTTCTTGTGGAGTTGGAGTAAATGAAGCTCTTGCTCGAGATGCTTTCATACCTCTTTTACCTTTTTCATAAGGTTGGTCATCTGTTTCATCTTCATCTATTTCATCACCAACTTGTAAGTCTTCGAATCCATCATCTTCATTGTCAGGATCTTCGTATTCACCTTCTTTATATAAATTTTTATGCATTTTTTCAAATGTATCAACACTATTAGATGGTCCTTCGATGTAATCAAACCCTGCAGATGGGTTCAAATCTTCCTCATCATAGATGTCGTCGAGTTTACCTGTGGTTTCGTCGATAAAGCTTTCCATTTTAGACCCACATTGTTCACAAACATCCTCTTTCATGGTACCACCACACTGTTCACACATTTCTTTTTCTTCAACTTGTTCGTTGATTCCCATATTTGTATATTTCTTAACTTCACCTTTGTTGTTAACAACCAACCCCTCTTTATCACCTGCGAAATCATAAACATACAAAGGTTGTGTATTAGAAACCTGTGGTTGCATTGTTTGGTATCCGTTATACAAACTTTTGTGTTGGTCCAAAATATCTTGTTTCTCTGTTGCAGATAATTGACCTAATCCGAAATATCCTCTCATAACTAATAGTTTTATTTATAAATACTTTTATTTCTTTGTTTTTTCATTTGACATTATTTCAGATAAATTTTATTATTGTATTACACAAGTGAGATCCGGATTTTCATCCGATAGTATCTTGGTAATTTATTTATCGCCTCAAACTACGGACTCACTTGTTATTTCTCTACTATGACAATCAACGACTACGATATCCACGAATACGCTGAAGGTGCCATCATCCTTGATGGACTTGACGAGGCAATCATTGGGATTGTTGAGGAGTTCGGTAACGGGCCTCGCATCCTTTATTCCAAAAACAAAATCCTTAACATTTTATGTGAAAGAGATTTAATGACCATGACTGAGGCTATGGAATTTTTTGATTATAACATCATCGGTCTTTATGCTGGTGAACAAAATCCAGTATTTTTGGTTTCTGAATAATTTTTTCTTATCTTTATAAAAAAGAACGAAATGAAATGGGAAGTAAATCACAGTAAATTTAGAAAAGTTACGGGAAAATATTGGATAATTCCCTGTATATCTATTTGGTATGATCAATATTACTTCTTGGAATTAGGAGTAAACACCCCAGCCTTTGGTCTTAATGTTTCTTTTTTTAATTTTGCTTACGGAATAGTTATACAAAAGCAATATTAATAAAATAATAAATTTTAATATACTTAAACAACATGCAAACATTAGTTTTTAACACAAAAACCAAATCCGTCGTAGTTTACGAAGGAGAACTTCATTCAAAAATTCTTTATACTTTCCAAGACGTTCCAACCGTAAAAGTTTTGGACACCTACTACGAAGTTATGGTTAAACAAGCAAGTGAAGAAGGAGAGATAAGAGTACCTGTAGGTAGATTTCCAGTCTCTAATACAAACATGCTAATCCAAAATTAAATTATGACGAAAAAAATTGTAATTTTAATCAAAAGATTTTTGCCACCACTTTTGTTGGGAATTTTTTTAGTTTTTTCTCTCATACCAATGACGGAATCTACAAATTTTTTTGTTTCGACAATCTCGACAATTTTGGGAGGAATTTTAATTTCACTTGTGTTTTATCTACTTTTTTTTCGTATCTTTAGGGGTACTGAAAAAAAATGAACTTCGACTTAAACATATTGAACGATTACATAGATAAGGGTTTGGTGGTCAAAAATGACCATCCAACCCTTTCTTTATCTATTTACAACTACACCAGAAAAACCCAATACGAAAAATTATGGGATAATATTACCAAAAGTTGTAGGGGATTAATTTTAGACAATCAAGGGAATGTAATCGCGAAGTCATTCGACAAGTTTTTCAATTTGGAGGAACTTTCCCACACCGAAATACCCAATGAAGATTTTGAAGTATATGAAAAACTTGATGGGTCTTTAGGAATTTTGTTTTGGTATCAAGGTAAATGGATTATCGCTAGTAAGGGGTCATTTACTTCAGACCAATCAATAAAGGCAAAACAAATATTAGACGAAAAATATAATGTGGAACCTATCCCAAAAGGGTACACTACTTTAGTCGAAATAATTTACCCTCAGAATAGAATTGTATGTGATTACGGTAGTGAAGAATCTTTGGTGGTGTTATCAATGATTAGTAATGCCAATGGTAAAGAACTTGAATATGATTCATTATTATTGATAAATAAAGAAACTAATATTCCCGTAGTCAAAAAATACGATGGAATTCAAGACTACAAGAGTCTTAAATCCACTATCTCCAAAGAAAGGGAGGGTTATGTTGTTAAATTCAGAAGTGGTCTTAGAATGAAGATAAAAGGGGAAGATTATGTTTATCTTCACAGATTATTAACTGAGTTTTCAAATGCCCATATTTGGGAATATTTGAAAGATAATAAGGATTTGAATGTATTATTGGATAGCGTCCCTGATGAATTTGATTCTTGGGTTAAAACTACCGTAAAAGATTTGGTTGTCAGATATGAAAATATCCTCAAAGATTACACTGAGATATTCAATGGACTGAAATCCAAAAATTTAGACTCAAAAGATTTTGCCGAGAATGCGAAAGGATATGACCATCCATCAATATTATTCAGTATGTTAAACGGGAAAGACGTTTCTCCATTTATTTGGAAATTAATAAAACCTGAGTACAGTAAACCATTTTGGCAAAAGGTAGGTGAATCATGAAACCAAGTTTAGAAAAAATATTAGACAATCACATAGTTCACACCGGATTTTTTGATAGAAATTCAGTTGAAAAATGTATGGAACAATCTTATGATTTGGGGACTAAAGAATTCGTTGAATGGCTACAAAAACAAGATTACCTCTCCGACAACATAAACTACATCATCGAAGAATGGAAGAACCAAAATAAATTATGAAATATTATCTTTTGGTTTTGGCGTTTCAAATTATGTTCAATATCTTTAAGGTGTTGGAGATAAAATACACGTACGAAAACAAGTTAAGTCTATTGTTATATAATTCCATTTACATCAATCTAATCTCTTTGGGGTCAGTTTATTGGTCATTGGACCTTCTTTTTGAAGGTGATTGGTGGGTAATTCCATTTTACGTTGGTGGTAGTGTTGTTGGAAAGTGGATTGCGATGAGACATGTAGAAAACATCAGATATAAAATATTCAAACTCTTTGGGAAAAAAATAAGTAAATTACAAAATAAACTACCTAAACAAGATGAAGACAACTAGTAAATTCGGTCCATTCAAGGACAACAGACCTTTTGATGAGAAAGCTTTGGATTTTCTACAAAGCCTTCTATTTTGGAGAGGTAGAAAAAAAGGAATGACTTATACCAGAGATATTACTTTGGACGATATTCGTGCGGTATTTTTCCCAGAAAATTTTTACGAGAAGTATAAATATTTGGGTTCTGTACCTTACAGAGAACTCGGAACTTTATTCAAAGCAATGTACCCTTTGGTACTAGCAATGGATTACGAAGCGAAACCTAAAGGTTGCCCAAGATGGTTTCTTCGTTTCTTGCACTTGTTTGGGTCAGATAATTCTATTGTCAGAGTTCGTAACCTAACTTTACATAATTTGAAAGTGAAACTTACCAAAGGTATCATAATGAATGATTATAAAACAAAGTGGGCGGATTATGATTTGAGAATTTCAATAAGTGCTCCTGAACATCTTCATAATTTGGCAAACGCAATAGAAGGAGAATATTTTTCTCAAGGAAGACAAAAGGAATTGGCAGAACAAATCAAGGAACTTGACCCAAACGCCAGTATTATTTGGGGTGATGTTAACCGACTTGTAAAACAGTATAACGATTTATTATCTAACAAAAACGAAGATGTTTATGACTATATCAGCTGAAATATTGGTATCAATTTTCTTTTTACTTTTAATCCCCATTATTATTTCTTTTATGTGGGTAAGAGGTATAGATTATATGCATAAAAATCACCCTGATTACAAAGGTTATGATTTATTCGATGAAACTGAAGATAATACTAAAGATGAAACTGAAGATGAAAAAGATGATTCAAAAGATTAAGATTATTCTAAAAGAGATTTGGTTAGGATTCTCAATTTCCAATTATATTCAACAAAACCACCAACAATTTGGTAAACTATAAAATTATGACAAAACGATTGACTACAAAACAAAAACAAGAACAATTTGTTGTAGATGTAATCAACAAAATGTTTGAAATCGCAGGGTACCAAGTAACCTACGATGATGTAAAGGACAGAAAAGATGATTGGTATGCCCAATGGACAATGACCATGGAACAAAATGAACAATGGAAAAAGTGGGGTATGGATTATATGAAACGAGTATTTCGTTGGAATAAAACCTTATGTGAAAGAGAAATGGGAATGGTTTCTTTAATGTGGGGATTAAAATTTAGTGATTTCGATAATGAATAACATAGAAAGACAATATCAACAACTACTCGGAGACATTTTAGAGAATGGAGTAGAAAAAAAAGATAGAACAGGAACTGGAACTCTTTCAGTATTTGGTAGACAAATCCGCCATAAAATGAGTGAGGGATTTCCTTTACTTACCACAAAGAAGATGGCATGGAAAACTATGGTCACGGAACTCCTGTGGTTTTTGAGAGGTGAGACTAACATCAAATTCCTATTGGATTATGATTGTCATATTTGGGATGGGGACGCTTACCAAGCGTACCTCAAAGAATGTGAAAAATTAAAAAAAGATGAGGGAAATAAGTAATTTTTATATCCATCACCATATTTATATAAAAAGAGAATATGGAAACAAAATACTATTTGTATATTAAGACAAGTCCGTTAGGATTGAGATATCTTGGTAAAACTACTAAAGACCCAATCACCTATTTAGGTAGTGGTAAGATTTGGAAACGACACATTAAAAAACATAATTTTACCATTAATGATATTGAAACAGAAATTGTATTTGAAACAAATAATGTTGATGAGTTAATTAAAAAAGGTATAGAATTAAGTAATTTATATAATGTTGTTGAATCAAAGGAATGGGCGAATTTAAGAGAAGAGGCTGGTGATGGTGGAGATACTAGTAAGTTTATTGATTTTTCAAATCCATCATTCCACAACCCAAATAGAAGCAAACATTTGAATATTTGGTTAAATGACGTGACAGAAGAAGAGAGAAAAAAAATTCTAAGAGATAGAATCAATAAAGTGGATTTTGAAGAAAGAGATAAAAAAACAAAAGAAAGCACAGATTGGGATAGTTGGAGAGAATCTATCAAAAATAGGAAAACTGACTATTCTAAATTCTTAAACAAAGTACACGAAAAAAATAAAAAACCAATACTGCAGTTTGATTTGGCGGATAATTTTATACAAGAATTTGATAGTGCTTCGTCAGCTGCTAAATCGTTAGGTTATGATAATGGTGGGAACATAACAAATTGTTGTAAGGGTAGGTGTAAATCTACTTTAGGATACAAATGGAAATATAAAAATATAGAAAGTGAAAGCAAATAAAAATGATTTACACGAAAGTGGTAGACCGCTAACGAAAGAAGAGTTCATTAAAGAAATCAAAACCAATAATGAGTTTGCTAAAAAGTGGGGTGAATTAGGTCCAATTTATGGTAAACAATGGAGAAGTTGGAATGGTAGAAAAACTGATGGGTTTGTTGAGTATGAATCGAATGGTTATAATGAAAATATAAAAGGTGTTGACCAAATCACAAATCTAATCAACGAACTTAACACAAATCCTGATAGTAGAAGATTGATGGTATCTGCTTGGAATGTAGGTGACTTAGACCAAATGGTTCTACCACCTTGCCACTATGGATTCCAAGTTTATACAAGAGAGTTGCGGGTTGGAGAAAGGTTAGATTTAGCGGCAAAAACTTATGATACATTTGACCCATTTGATTTTGGATTACCGATGGTAAACATTGAACATGATGATATAGATAAATTATATCCTGTTCCTAAAAGAGCAATCTCTTTAATGTGGAATCAACGAAGTGTAGATACATTTTTAGGATTACCATTTAACATTGCAAGTTATGGATTGTTGTTAGAAATCATTGCAAAGGAAGTTAATATGGTACCTGATGAGTTGATTGGCAATTTAGGTGATGTTCATTTGTATTCGAACCACATTGAACAGGCGAAAGAACAAATGCATAGAAGACCTTATGATTTACCCAAAGTTCAAATCACGGAAAGAAATTGGTACCAACATGAAAAAGTAAAAGAACATTTGGGAGAAAAAACATTCACCGAAAAAATCATGTCTTATAGACCAGAATGTTTTGAGTTAATTGGTTACGAATCACATCCAACCATCAAAGCTCCATTATCAAATTGAGTCATGCAAGTCATTATTATACTCAGTACAGATGTAGAACCAGATATTGCGGACCTTATTCTCGAACATAAATTAGAGGGAGGATATTCAATTGATTACGCACTAAATTCGTTGGTCTCTTATTACAAGGGTCAAGAAATTACAATATTCAATTTCAACAAATACTTTGTACTTGATAATAGATGGAGTGGATATGAAATAGATGATTATGGAACTAAAATCGTTATAAAATTCAAATAAATGTTACAGGTTACAGAAAAAGTAAAAAATAGAACTTACGAAATAAGTTTACAATCGACAGGTATAGTTGTAGGTTCATTTGTAAACATCGATGGATTCTTTTATTATGAACCATCAAAAAATAAAACTTGGGGATTTTGGTCTGAAGAATTCTTAAAGAGTTTATCAAATGACATAGAAAAATTAAATTACCAAATAAATAAAAGTATTGACGAATACTTCCAATTACAAACATAAAATTATAATATGGAAGATTCAAAAGCAAATTGCAAATGTGGTTGGCCTTGGGTATTCCATTACAATTCGAAAGGAAAAATGAATGTGATATTCAAGGCCAAACTCCCACAAAAAACTATTGAAGATTATATAAAAGGAGACTATTGGTTAAAAAATGAAAAAAGTTAAAGAAGTATTTGTAATTTTTAATCCTTACGATAATGGATACTATGATGGGTATGGATATTTTCGAGGGATTTTGTTTAGTAAAAAATATGCTGAAAAAGAAATGGCAGTTTCAGAAATGGAAAAAATTCTCGATCATTCAAGTGGGCAAACTTTCTTGAAGATTGAGTCATTCAACACTTTCTCATGAATATGGAATAAATTGGGGGGGATGACTACGGGAGAGACATCTAATCTCTCCCAATTTATTATTCTTCAATAACTTTTTTCCACGCATCGGTGGAGGTAATCAACCCTAAATGAGATCCATTATCCCAATTTACACTGATAATTTTTTCATCTCCATCTTCGAATGGGTCGGAACTTATTAACGTTACCGTACCAATTGTTCCCGGAGTTACACTAGTTTCTCCATCCATGTGATAACACATGACTCTATCTCCAACTTTTAATTCTGGATTTAATGGTCCTTTCATAACAATAAATATAACCAATATATTTATTGTTATATGGAATTTTTAATTACAGAATCTCAACTAAGAGTTCTTCTTCAAGAAGAGGAAAAATCCCAACTTGGGTTACACGTGAAAAACATGTATGCCTTCACAAAACAAATGTTGAATAAAGTTTTCAAATCTTATGGTATAAACCTAAGAATGTTGTTGACATGGGGTACATCAGTTGGAGGTTTGGTTCTTCCTCTCGACCAATATTTGAGAACACAACACATGGAATTGACAGAAGAACAAAGAATGTTAGTATTAGTGGGAATTATTTTTGCATTATTTTTTGAGACCAAAAGACCTTTTACAAAAATTATGTCTTTGATTAAAGAAAATGGTTTGGAAAATATTTTTCAGGATGGACTTCAAAAAGGAACACAATTGAGAGATGCGTTCACGAACTTTTTATCTTCGGCTAACACAGGAGTTGGAACATTTTTGGAAGCTATCGCTTACAGTTTCCTAATTCCTATCATTACAGATGTTCAATCCGTATTAGGTCAAACAGAAAACATTGAAACTGCAGCAATATTGATTGCTGAAAGATTGTTGGCGGCAGGAGTTATCTTAGTAGGAAGACAAACCCTGATAGATGTGGTAAAAAATGTTTTGGAAAAATTAAAATAAGTTAATCTTTCAGTTCGACCAAATTAATTACTTTTGTACAAATCACGTATTCGTTTAATCCGAACATTTCCAAAAAACTTTTTAATAAGTTATCAGTTTTATAACAAATGTTAAGGAATACTCTATGTGTAGTTGGCTTATCAACTTCTTCACCCATGTATTTTTTGAATAATTCGAAATATAAATCGGACTGTTTGTTGGATGGTAAGATGTACAAAGTATATTCAATAAATTTTGTTTCTTGTCCAATCACAATATAGTTTTTGGTTCCTGTTAGTTTTATTTTGAAATCTGTGTCGAAATTATAATTCGAATCAATTTGGAATATATGATTCTCCAAAAATTTATTTATTCTATTCCACAACTTATCTGATGGTTCCATACTATTCTAATTCTTCAATTTCAACCACTAATTGGTCCGGTCCTTTTATGACTCTATGCCAAACAAATTTGGGTATGTGAATTTGACCGGACTTCAACAATTTGACCGGCAATTCATTTTCCATTTGAAATGACCATCCACCATCTTCAATAATGGTTACATTTCGGCCATTTAAGTCTTGATGCCACTTCAATTCTTCTTCCTCCACATCAGGACTAAACGTCCTAATTTTTTTATTATTTACTTCTATTTGTTCAAAAGGAAAATCCATTACCAAGAATTTGAAGATGATAATCCGAGTTGTTTTGCGTAACGGCCTACGTTACAACTCCAGTATCCTGCGGTGGTTCTATCTTTCTTTTGGCTACACTTGTGTCGTGCTCTAAATGACTTTGCAGCACCTTTGTTTGCGTTTCTAACTCTCAAGTTAGGATCACCAAAAGATACTTTTTTGATACCCCCACTTTTTGACTTCACATAAACTGCGAATTTTTTTGGTCCACCTGAAGTTCTAAATGGTTTGTTTAATTTTACATTCTTACCTCTGTGTTTTGCTTCTTCTAACACATCTTCCTCATCCTCCTCTTCGTAAATGAATGGAGCATCAAGATAAATTAGTTTACCTTTAATTGAAACCTTTTTACCCAAATCTGATTCGACCATCAAAGTATCTTCTTCGTTAAGTTCAATTTTTCCCTCTTCCCACAACTGTCTAACTTCATTTACTAAATCAAAATAACTTTCAGAATATGCTCGGAAAATGTTGTTAGTTAAAGTCAATTCATTATCAACGTGATATTTCAATGCTTCTGAAACTTCAACTGATTCTTTAATAATTAAAGATTTGTTCAAATGTTCTTCTAATGTTTCTTTGATTAGTTCTCTTAAATTCATTGGTTTGATATTTCCTATAAATACTCTTACTCTCTATTAAATTTTAACTTCCAATACACTCCTCCTGTGACATATGGTGTAAATTTGCCTGTAACGCCATCAAATGTTCTATTTGCGACTCCACCACCGATTTGGAATACTTTATCATCTTTTGTTTTTAACAATATGCTTGTTCCTAATGAATTAACCCAATCTTGATGACTCAAGGCTCCGTTCAATCCCACATAAACTTGGTTTCTAACTTTCGGTGGTTCAGGTGCTGGTTCCCTAACAATCTTAGGTTTCACATTTGATGTAAACTTTCTTGAAACAACATTATTTTGTGAAATGGTGTCAAACAAATATATAAACCCCTGATTATTACTCAACATTATTGTATCCTGCACGAAATTTTTGAAGTAAAAATTTTTGAGAATAAATGCGGTGTCGACTAGTGGAGTTGGCGCTGGCACCTCAACAATTTTTTCTACTTCAACTTCGTACGGAACCTCCACTTCAACTTCATAAATAACCTCCTGAGGTATTGTATCATAAACCAATTTTTCTTCTATTTTGATTTGTGGAGGAACGAAAAATTGTAAGAATATTATTATACCCACCATTATGAGTATTACTATGTGTCTGATGTCAAATATCTTTTTCATATTGTTATAACATTAATCTTGAACCAATCAAGAAATTGCTAAGAATTGGAGAACTTGAGTTACCCAATGCTCTATAGTTTAGGCTTAATCCAAATCGTTTACTTATTTTATAATCAAATGAGGAACCGACTAAGAAAGAAAATTGTCTATTCACCGTTGACTCACCTGTTTTGGGATTATATGAAATTGGTGAGTTCATTAGAAAAATTTGTGGTGAAAGAGTGAGTTTGGTGTTTACGACATATGGTTTTGTCCAAAATACAACTGCCGAAGTGGCAAGAGATACGTTAAATACTCTTTTAATTGTTCTTGTTTCAGTATTAACTTCAGTATCTTTCAACAATAAAGTTATTAAACCAACGTTATATCCGTATGTACCATATTTTTCACTTGGTTTAATATTCGTGTACCCAAGTAATCCCATATAAGTTCCATCTAAGTAAGCCGCGGTGAATGAGTAAGAGTGGATTTGACTTAATTTACCTTGTTGAAAATTCATTTTTGTATATCCTCCACCTAAAGCAAATTGGTCTAATGTACTCCAAATCATGGCGTTTGCACCCCAAGTTTCATTTCCCGCTAATGATGATTGACTAACACCAAAGGAGGCGATGGCACTATATTTCAAATCGGGACCTTGTACGGTTGTCAAGTCTGAGGCAACCAACATTGGGTTTACTGGTCCGACTTTCTTTTTATCACCTTTCCCTTTGCCATCTGAATTATCATCTTCACTTTCTCCCGAATCTCCACCTTCTGAACCACCTTCTTCAGAACTACCCTCAGAACTCGACTCACTTGAACTTGACTCACTCGATCCTGATTCACTACTACTTGATGATGAAGACGATGATGATTCTCCTGAAGAAGATTGAGATGATGAACTAGATGAAGAAGAAGATGATGAGGATGTAGGAGTGGAACTACTTGCGGAAGACGCTGCAGTTGAGGAGGCTGATGAAGATGCCGCGGATGAAGCTGCGGAAGATGCCGCAGATGAGGCAGCTGACGACGCTGCGTTGGCTGCGGCTTGTGATACAGTTTGTGTGACAGTTTGGGTTACTACCGCATTTGCGGGACATGGGGTTGAAAAAATTCCGTTAATCCAAATGGTTACTTCCCCTGAGGTGAATTGTTGATAAGTGAATACTTTAGATTTGTTTCTGACTATAACTAATACACCATTATTAGATTGTATGGGTATAGATACAACATAAGTTTTTGAATCACAGGGGTCAATGTATGTTTGTGTAACAACTTGCCCCTGTGACTCGTGGTAAACTAATACCATGAATAATAACATCAAAAATATTTTCAAACTTTTCAAGTATCATCGGTTTTGAAATATTTTATTCTGTGAATATTCCTTTTTTAATCATTCTATCTAAAATTCTGGCACAAGCAATGTCAAGTGCTTTTTTTGTCGCGATAGATATTGTAGATTGATTAAACTTTACTGGATCGACTGTTGCGTCTGATAGAAGTGTTAATTCTCTTGTGGTAACTGCTTCTCCAAGTCCTGATGCTCCGAATACAACACCAGTTTCCGCATTTGTAAATCTAACTTGTAGACCAATACGGGTAACCATCATATTTTTCACACCATCTTTCAGGTTTACAGTTTCATCTTCTGAAATGGAGTAATCATAACATTCAATGGTTACGAAATATTCCGCTAAATTGATTTTACCGAATCCATCCAATTGGTTTTCAGAAATTCCCGCTTGAGATGCTTGAAATTGTTTCACCATTCGGTTTTTGATTTCCGTCTTATCTTCAGTAAATTTGAATCTATTAAGATTCTCAAGATATTCCATAGAAATGTTCGCAACACCTAAACCAACTCGTTTTTCTTTTAGTTCAGGATACATCTCATACATTTCATCTGAAATACCTGCCTTTAGGATTTGAATTGGAATTTGCTTTCCTTCATAATCCATAAATTGACTTATGTCAATTGCGGTTTCGAATGAAGCTTTGTATTGCTCAGTCTTTGTGCTTCCCACAGTTTGAGAAAACGCCGATATTTGTACTATTAGTGCAAATATCGACGATAAAATAAACTTTTTCATATTGAATCTAAGTTATCCCTCAATTCGTTTATTAAGGTCTCTTTGGCCAAGCCCAACCCTTCTTCTTACCTCTCAACATCAAGTAAGTTGCTCCTCCGAAGAAGACTAACAAATACAATGATGGTGAATAAAATACAAACATGGCAACCATCAATAATGACAGGAATACCATAAAACTTAAAAATTGTTCCATATTACCATTTTGGAGCGGTTTCTTTGAACTCGTCTCCTTCTTTTTTCTTAGGTTTATCTGTCGATGCAGGTTGTGATGCTGGTTGATTTGATTTTTCTCTGATAATCACAGTTTCTTTACCACCAGATTGTTGCTGTTGGTTGTTATTGTTGATGATAATTGGTGTTTGTTGTTGGACAGGTGTTGCAGCAGCTTCTTCATCTCCACCGATGAATTTACTTGTCATAACACCGCCAGCTCCTAACACAGCAGTAGTCAACAATCCGATGATTGTTTTCTTTAACCCTGTCCATGTCCCATCATTGTGGTCTTCTGTTTCTTCACTCATGTTATTTTAGTTTAGTTGGTTTATTTTATTATTATTGGATATTTTACTTCGTTACCTGAGATGTCTATGAAGATTATGTCATAATACCCCGCAGATTCTTTTGATAAGTCAAACACTCTTTGTGTTGTGTTATTAGTTGCAGTAAATCCCTCCTTTTTAATTGGTGTTTCTTGACCAAATGGGATTATTTGTATTGAGTATTTTGCACCAATAGTCGTTTCAAATTCAATAATTACTACATTATCATTTTGGAAAACAGATTTTATACTGGTGGTATTTGACTCAACACCTAAATTGATTACTTGTAATTCATCATCGTATGGGTTCATACATCCCTGTAATAAAAGACATCCGAGTATAATTAATATTTTTTTCATCTTAGAAATTGTTATATCCTGTTAATTTTATTTGGGTTGTGTTCAAATTTATACCCAATTGAGACCCCTTCACGGCACTTGCGTCCATAGTTGAAGAGACTTTAACCGAAGTTAGAATATCAACTCCACTACCTATAGTCGAAAATTTCAACTTAAATGGAACTACGTTTCCGTTTAATGGAGTTTTTTCACCTTGGTCTATTGCTCCAAATTTAATTTTTCCATCCACTGAATTCACAAACAAATACCATGTATTTGGTACGTTAGGTGATAATTCTTCAAATTTGATTTTGGTTGGGTCGTAATCAAATTGAAATTGTAATCCCGTCACTAAATTTCCATTTGTTGTGACATTAACTGGAATTTCTATATTATTAGATGTTACAGTTACATTTGATAGATTAACATCAATCGATGGTACAGTATTCGGAGTATTGATAAATGACTCAGTAGACATGGTTCTAAATGCGGTATTAGATTTCAAACTATTTGACGCTCTACTCACTACAGATGCTACTCCATTATTACTTACAACAACTTGTGATGAGTGAGAACGATTCACATCTCCCCACAAAAGATATTTCAAGTCTACAACCGTGTTAGTTCCTATTGTCCCTGTTTTAATATAAGTTTTAGGGAAATCGAAAGAATTCCAATTAGTTGTTGTTATTGCTCCCCAAGAATTTGATGGTGAGTCATTAAATGTAAATTCCGCCCTTAACCCAAAGTCAGGGCCTCCATTGATATTTCTTATGTATGGAGTGTAAGTTGACGTGCCTATTGAAGATATACCAGATGGTATTCTAAATGTTGCCCAAGTTCCGTCCTTCGAAACAAATTCTACAGGTCCAACATACAAATCAAATAATTGAAGTGACTTTATTTTTTCAGGAGTATAAGTTGCATCGAATTCTCTCATATCAACCAATATTCTGGACACATTTTGAGAATAATGATTTGGTGTAATTATCGCCCACTCAACTTGACCAGCGATAGTTGTTGCGTCAGTCGACATCCATGTTGGTACACTCATATAACCACCACTACCTTGTGTATATCCATTTGGAACGGTTACTAACGCGTCAATACCTACAACTTGAGATAACAACCTTGGTAAATCTCCTCCATCAATCAATTTATTTCTATTGATGTCAGCGGCATATAGGGATTGTCCTGAATTGATTGTTTGTCCTTTGCTCCCATCTAATCCCATTGTCACAAATTCTCCTTGTGCAGATGTAAAGTCGGAAATTGTTATTGCGTTATTATAAATGGTATTTAGTTTGTCCGTCTCATGCATTACCGAAACCTCATATACTTTATTTTCAGATAATAAGGATTGGTTTACATCCACATTACCGTTTGATAAAACATTAAAGTTTTGATTGGTATTTGTTAAAGTATCTCTGAATGAAACCCTTAAACTAGTTAAATTTAGTAAATTCGTATTTGCATCAACTTTTGCAGTTATCAATTTACCTGTATTTTGGTTCATAATAACCTCAGTTGATAATGGTGTATCCATAAAGGTTGCGACACCAGATCCTTGGCCATTCCATCCAGCAACAAAGTTTAATTTAGTCGGATTAAATGAATTTGCTGTAGATGCTGCTTTTAATCTAAATCTTACAATCAACATTCTATCATAAGATGTGAACGGCATTGCCGAATTTGTTGACCAAGTTATGGTTGCTCTAAGAATCGCATTAGACCCACTAGGATTATATGTGTAAGTTGCATTGGAAACATATCTTTGTGTACCATTTGTAAAAGTACTATTCCCTGCGTAAGTATAATGTGGATAATTTTGCCAAGCCAATTGTATATTTGAACCTGCTGGGAGTATTCCTCCATTTCCTCCAGTACCGGTATGATTAACCGAAACAATCTCAAAGTTTATTTGGTCGTATTGAAAGTCAAACATTAATTGCCTTGTAACTGCATCACTGTTACCATTAGCCTGAACTATAACGTCAAATTGGTCTCCCCTATCAATAACTCCCCCGCTTATATCTGTTAAAACTCTTGTGTCGGGGAACTTAAACTTAATTTGTCCAAATGAAGTGAACGAGATTAGGAAAAAAGATATTAGTAATAAATTTTTCATTTAATTTGTTTCAAATAGTTTAGTTACCAAGTTATCACTAGCCTTCTTCAACGCATTACTCAAAGATTGTTGATTGAAATTCCCTCCGTTGTCCACAATTAGTGTTGACATAGAAATTTCAGATGATTCTTCTTCGACAATGACCTCTTTGATTTTTTTCCCATCAACCTTCAAAACTCCTCTAAGACGTATTACAACAGATTCACTGTCTTTGTGAAATACAGAGACATTCGTCTTGGTTTTTAATACATCCAAGTAGACAATTTCAATAGATAATTTTTGATTGGAGTCAGGGTTTAGATCGAAATTTTTTTCTTGTAAAAATTCCTCTGTGATGTTTCTCAAACCGAATTCTAAGTTTCGATTTCCTGCGAGATTTCCCACTTGAATCTTGTTTACGACAGATTCAACCCATATTTCATCAGTAAGATTTGTGGTGACATGGGGCATTATGTATAGCATAATGCCCGCCATAAACAGGGTTAATATTTTCATTCGATAGTATCTTGGTATCCATAAATATCACGAAATTTAATTTTGTCCTAAATTTTTAGTTTATGTTAAAGTGAATATCTTATCAGGTTTAGATAATATTTATTGATATAAAATAAATTACTATGATACTAAAAGTTGGGTCTAAAGGAGAAGACGTAAAAAAACTCCAAGCAAAATTAGGTTTAGGTGCCGATG